CCCCTATAACAGTCACAGGATTACAATCTAATACCTCTTATACATTTACAATTACAGGAACTAACACAACAGCAACAGGTGCAGCATCTGCTGCCTCCTCTTCTATAACTGCAACTACCGTTCCACAGGCACCGACTATTGGTACCGCAACCGTAAGCGGAACAACTGCAACAGTTCCATATACAGCAGGTGCTACTGGTGGAGCAGCAGTTTCTACATTTACTGCAACATCTTCTCCAGGATCTATCACTGGCACAGGTGCATCACCTATCACTGTCAGTGGATTAACTGGGGGTACGGCTTATACATTTACAGTAACTGCAACAAATGCAAATGGAACATCCACAGCAAGTAGTGCATCAAACTCTGTTACTGCTGCCTTTGCCTCAGTTGCTGGTTATGTATCTGCAGGAAGCAGTAGTTCGAGTCTAGGAGCAGCAAGGAACAACGTGGCTATTACTAGATTTCAATTTTCAAATGATGCGGTATCAACACTCTCAGCAACTATTGCCTCTGCAGTATTTGGCGGTTCATATGCTAATTCTGGAGTAGCAGGATACTTTTTGACAGATGGTGATGCTTCAACTTTTACAAGCATTAGTAAATTAACGTTTTCTGGTGAAACTACATCCACTATATCAGCAAAACTTTCAAATGCATCCACCAACAGTGCTCGATTTAGTAATTCTGGCACTGCTGGATACTCGTATTCAACTAATACTACTCTAGATAAACTTACCTATTCAACTGACACTATAAGCACAAGTTTTGTAAGCCCTAGTAGAACTCAGTTTGCTTCTAATAATAACGGATCATTTAGCAACTCAGGTACTGCTGGGTATGGTGGCGGAGGAAACAATAGTGGATCAGCGATATACAAGTTAACTTTTTCAAATGACACCATGGACTTTATTGGGGCGGTAATGGATAGTCAAACACAAAGTGCTACAGGAATTGCTAACTCAGGAACCGCTGGTTATTTTGCAGGTGGAACTCAAGGTCAAGCATCGGTAAATAAAATTCAAAAGTTAACATTCTCTAATGAGTCACGTTCAAACTTAGGAGCAGTCCTGAGTCAAACCAGGTTCGTAGCGGCTGGTTTACAGAATAAAGGAGTTGCGGGGTACGTTGTTTCAGGTGGTGCTACCACAGGCGGCTACAACTACTCCACTCCAACAGATACTAGTAAATTAAATTTTTCAAATGAAACAAGTTCATCATTTGGTTCTCTTACAAGAGTAAACAGCAGCGGAACAAGCAATGAAGGAACAATCTAACTTAAATGCGTGGCTCTAAAGTCCAAGGACGATTTAAGATAGGTTTTGAGACTCTCTCTATGGATGAGGGTATGGTCGATGAACTTCGTGATCCTGTAGGAACTATTGTTGACTGGTGGAGTTGGGATGATGCAGCACTTGCTGCAGACTATGCCAATTACGTAGATCCAATTTATGATGTATCAAATCAAGATCCTGCTAAGGGCCGCAGATGGAATGACCCATTTGATCTGCCCGTAATTTTGGCGCAATTAATGCGTGGTACAAACATAATGAATGAACGAGGATTCTACGTAGTAGATACTCTGCGCCTTGTTGTCTCTGTAGCAGATATAAATAGATTACTCCCTGCAATGGTCACCGATCCAAACCAACACATTAAGGACCGTGTCGTATTCCAAGATGCAGTATTTGTTCCTACCAGAGTCTTACCTCGTGGAAGATACGCCGAACGTTATTCAGTAGTAACTATAGACTGCAACCTAGTCAACTCAGAGGAGTTAGTAAATGATCCTCAGTTCCAAGCATACGCAAACTAGCCTTGGGAAATTTTGAGGAGATATTAGACCCCTCTCTCTTTGAGTTTGATGCGGTAGAATTAGATGACCAAGTAGAAGAGGATGATGATGGCAACTAAAAAATCAAAAGGCAAAGTTGAAAAGGTTATGAAAGAATACAAAGAAGGAAAGTTGCACTCAGGTAAGAAGGGTCCTGGTAAAGGCCCAGTTGTTAAATCAAAGAAGCAGGCTGTTGCTATTGCAATGAGCGAAGCGGGAATGTCAAAGAAGAAAAAGAATAAGTAATGGCAAGACGGCGCAGGAACATTGGAGCAAGGGCTGGTAAACAGCCACAGAAAAATATTCAAACAAATGTTACTGAGAGTAAGTATGCCTCTGGCGGTGCTGGATTAAAGAGAAAGAAGGGTGGCATAGTGAGAAAACCTAAAGCCCCAATTCGTTATAAGCATAAGAAGTCGGTGGCTTAATGGCTGATAAGAAGAAAGAAGAGAAGCCAGTAACTCTTGCTATTGGTGTTCCTAAGAAAAAAGCCAAGGTAGTTCATAAAGTTTCTAAAAATAAAAAGGGTGATGTAGTTGTTGAGCACACCAATACCAATCAAGGTAAGTGGGATAAAATCAATCTCACAAAAATGGGCGGATCAAAGACTGTTAAGCAAGGTGTCAAGGCTGTAAAGAGTTGGCATAAAAACAATCCTCATAGAAGTCAGGGAAAATAATGGCAAAGACAGCAGCGTGGCAACGCAAAGAAGGTAAGAATCCAGAGGGTGGATTAAATGCCAAAGGTCGTGCATCATACAAACGTGAAACTGGCGGCACATTAAAACCTCCAGTATCTTCAAAAGAAGCAAAGAAGTCTCCTAAGAAAGCAGCACGTCGTAAATCATTCTGTGCAAGGATGGGCGGTATGCCAGGACCTATGGAAAAGAATGGCAAGCCAACTCGTAAGGCTCTAGCATTAAGAAAGTGGGATTGTTAAATGGCAAAAGCATTTTGGAATACAAAAGATCCTTCAGGTAAGGATAAGAAACTAACACCATCTCAGAAGTCTGCGGCTAAGGCAAGAGCCAAGGCAGCAGGGCGTCCTTATCCAAATTTAGTGGATAATGCCGCAGTTGCTAAAAAATCCAAGAAGAAAGGTAAATGACTATGTGTGTCGGATGTGGTTGCTCTAAAGCAAAATGCAAAGGTAAAGCCTGCAAGTGCAAGTGCAAGAAGTGTAAATAATGTGTTCCACATGTGGCTGTGGCAAACCAAAAGACAAGCACGGCATGAAGACTCTTGCTGCTGCTAATAAGAAGTTTGCTAAAACAAAGAAAGCCAAGAAACAGGCTGCTGTTGCTATTGCAAAGAAGAAAGGCAAATAATGGCTCTTAAAGGTAAACAAACAAAACTTGATGTCAATAAAAATGGCAAATTAGATAAAGACGATTTTGCTATGTTACGTGGCAAAAAAAGTCTTTCTAAGGCAAAGGGTAAAAAACAAGCAATGCCTCGTAAGAAAGGCATGTAGTGTCAAAGTACACTAAGGCTTCTGACAAGAAGCAAGATGCCAAGACCACAAAGGGATTGGATAAAGAAGAAAAAACAAAGTTTGAGAAGATGGATAAGAAGCATCGCAAGCCTAAGTCCCAAGAGGATGACCGCAAGATGGATGTTGCTAATATAAAGAAGATTAAATCCGCATCTAAGAAGCACGAAGCCAAGGAAGGTAAGAAAGGCGAGAAGGCTGAAGACAAGCGAGAAAAGAAAAAGAAGTAAGAGATTGCCCCACAATTGTGGGGCTTTTTCTTTATCATTGCATTATCAGAACACCGCTGCGGTGCCTGACTACTGTCCCACAGGTTGCGATAAAGGGGTTATTTATTATGGCTTATAAGCCTTGGTACGAACAGGTCGCTGAGATGAATAATCAAAGCGAACGTGAAGAGTTTATTCGGGGTGTGTTTGGATTCCGCCCTAAAGAAAAACGTCCCGCTATCGCATCGATTCTTGCAGGTACAACCGCAGCCTATCTTGCTGGTGCTGTGTACGTTGGCGCAAAAGCGAAGGCGAAAGCGAAGAAGAAGAAGTGACCTACCTAAAGAGAGCCAAAGAATCCCTAACTAAAGCCAGTGTAGAAACTACACGCTTCATGGGCGCTCACTTGCGTTCAGAGGCCCGTGCTTCTGGTTGGCCAGAAAAAATTGTTAAGCACCTGCATGTTCGCCATGATAATGGATCCTTTACAGTTCATGGAAACCCAGCCCATAAAGTTCAGATCCTAGATCTTGAATACGGAACCCCAGATACACAGCCAACTGCTGCTATACGTAGATTTAATAACAGACAGACTGAGGCTGAAAAGTTTTTAGTTAATCGTACTATGAGACATCTGGATGGTTACCTATGACCTTTTTATTAGATGAAGATGAAGCACTAAGAACTCTCTTAAAAGAAATGACCGTTACTGATCAACAGGCTGCATCTGCAACGGCAAAAACTATTACACACAAAGCGCTTATTAGTAATGTAGTTACAATAACTACCTCTACAGAGCATGGCTTTGAAGTTGGAGACACAGTTACAATTGCTGGTGCTTCAACGCCCTTTAATGGCACCTACAACATTACGTTAATTCCAACTCCTACTACATTTAAATATGCAAAAACAAATGCAAACATTGCAAGAGTTGCTTCAGGTGGCACTGCTACTCCAGGAACTACTAGAAAAGTAGGAGTATGGTTTGGACAACCTGATCAGGAAATTAGAGCGCAGTCTTATCCTTATATAACTATTGATATGATTGATATCTCTGAAGACTTTTCTCGTGCCATGAGAGGTAGAGTAAAGCCAGCCTATTTAACTAACCCATCAGTCATTGGCACAAATACTGCTTGGGATACTGATGAGCATAACTGGGATATAAACTATCCAATTCCAGTAAACATTGATTATCAAATAACTTCTTTCTCTCGTCAGCCAAGACATGACCGTCAAATTTTGGCACAACTTCTTTACTCAAAGATTCCATTACGATTTGCTGTTTTAAATACAGGACCAAATACTGTGTTTGGAACAACTCGTCGTTTGGATGTTCTTGATATTTCTAAGAGAGATATTACAGAACAAGGAAAAAGACTATTTGTAAATGCAATAACAGTCCGTGTCTCATCTGAGATTGCGGCTGAAACATTCAATAAGATGTACAAAGTGTTGCAACTAAACGTCACAGGCACAACTGGAAGTCAGACCCTTGGTCGCTCTCAGTTCACTGCCATCGATACGTACACTCAATCGGCACCATAAGGTCCCTCCCCCAAACTAGTTAGGAGAAAAAATGGCTTATAGCCGTCCAGGTGTTTACATAAGTGAACGCCTACTACCACCAGTACTCCCAAGTGGAGTTACTGCAAATGCTGCTGGCGCAATTGTTGCACCTTTTGCACAAGGCCCAGAAACAGTAACCCTTGTTAACTCTTGGTATGAATTTACCAAGTACTTCGGAGGTTACAACGCAACCTATCCAGCCACCTTCCAAGTTGGCTCATTCTTTAGTAATGGTGGACGTGAACTTTATGTTCAACGTCTGCTTGCGGCTAACGCTGTTGCTGCTTCTAGAAACTTAACAGATGGTGGCGGTGCAACTGCTGCGACTGTTACTTCAAAGAACGCTGGAACAGATGGTAACAACCTTCGTGTTGTATTGACTGCTGGTGACGTTGCAAGCACTTATACACTTACTCTTTACAAAGAGTCAGGTGTAGCAAATGACATTTCTGATGACATTCTTCTTGAACAATATTCAAATATTGTATTTAATGACGCTGCTTCAAGTGATTATGCTCCAACAGTAATTAACATTATTTCACCAAACATCTCAGTATCTGTTGCTGGTGGTTATGCTGGTGCATCTATTACTCTAGCAACCTACCCACTAACAAGTGGTTCAAATGGCACAGCAACCGCTGCTACTGACTACACCAACTACAAGGCTGGTGGTTCGTCAGTATTTGAGCGCTTTACCTCACTAGACCGTCCACTAGTACTATTCCTACCTGTTGCAAATGCATTAGCATCTGGAACAGTTTCAGTCTTTGATGCTGCAACATCTTGGGCAGAAGACAGTAACGGCTTTGTTGTAATTGGAACCGATCCAGATTTAACAGTTGCAAATGCTGTTTCTTTTGCTGGTTCTCTTGCAGATACAAGCAATGCTGCTGTCTACTATCCAAACGTATACATCTCTGATCCACTAGGACGTAGTTCTGGAGCACTTCGTAAGATTGAACCTACTGGCGCAGTTGTTGGTCTTTACCTATCAACAGATGCAAGCCGTGGCGTATTCAAGGCTCCTGCTGGTATCTCAACTCCAGTACTAGGAATCGTTTCTGTAGAAAAGTCATTTACCTCTGCAGAGTTAGACACAATGAATGCAAGCACATCCCCAGTAAATCCAATTCGCCAAATCCCTGGTGCTGGACTTTCTGTAATGGGTGCTCGTACATTAAAGCAAGATGGAACTGCAAACAAGTATGTGAACATGCGTCGTTCTTTAATTTACATCCGCAAGAACCTAAAGAACTTAACAGAGTTTGCATTATTTGAAAACAATGATGAAAGACTGTGGGCACGTATAAACACAAATCTTGGATCATTCTTAAATGAGTACCGCAACCAAGGTGGACTTCGTGGAGCAACTGCCTCACAAGCCTACTTTGTAAAGTGCGATGCAGAGAACAACTCAGATGCAGATATTGCAAATGGCGAAGTTCACATTCAAGTTGGTGTTGCTCTTCAATATCCAGCAGAGTTCATCGTCATCGATCTCAGCCAAAAGACGCTGAACTAACCCGAAGGAGATAATAAATAAATGCCTACAATCATTAATAATCGGTCAAATTTAATTACCGATCCGTTACGTAACTTTAGATTTTTAGTTACGTTTAAACCATTGACAAGTGTTGGTGGTGCACCAACTAGTACTGCAACTAGCAATCTTGCTAACGCAGTTACTTTTGGTTTTACATCAATCTCTGGAATGGCGGTTACAACCGACTCCATTCCTTACCGTGAGGGTGGGTACAACACTACCGTTCACCAGATTCCAGGACAGACAACCTTTGCTCCTATTACGTTACAACGTGGCGTAATTCTTGGAACAAATCAAAACTGGGAATGGATGCGTAACCTATTTGCAACAGTTCAAGGTGGGGGTTCAACCCGTGCTAAGAATGAAAACTTCCGTTGCGATCTAGAGATTAAAGTCTTATCTCATCCAGTTCCATCAGCAGGTGAGACTCCTCAAAACTCTCCAGCAGCAACAGACCACGTAGCAATGCGTTTTGAAGTCTACAACTGCTGGCCAACTGCTGTGGCATACTCAGATCTAAACGCAGGTGATAATGCTCTACTTGTTGAACAGATGACTCTAGTCCATGAGGGCTTCAATGTTAACTGGGCAGCAAACTTGTCTACAGACGCAGCAGCGTTCACAGCATAATCTAACAAAGGATAACAATGACGAACACAATTAGTGCAGCGGTTAATCCCGCATTAGCAAACCAACTGTTGAACAAGGCGATAAATGAAACGCCAAAAGAAAGAACGCCTGAAATTGTATCTCCTTCAGATACTACTGTTGAACTTCCTGGCGGCTATATAAACGCCGCTGGGGAGGTCATCAGAACCGCAGAAGTTCGTGAACTTAACGGTAAAGATGAAGAGACAATTTCAAAGACTAATAATTTAGGTAAAGCAATTCTTACAGTTCTACAACTAGGAACTGTAAAGATTGGTAATGAACCAGCCACAGACAAGATCCTTGATGATCTACTAGTTGGTGATAGAGATGCCATTCTTCTTGGAATTTTAAAAGCAACCTTTGGTAGCAAAATAAAGATCCCAATATTTGTTGATGGTGAAGATAAACTTGTAGAAGTTGATGTCAATACAGATATCAAAATAAAACTTCTTACTGACTCAATAAATGATCGGGTATTTACTGTTAAAGGAAAGTCTATTGACTACACAGTCAAACTTCCTAATGGAGTTGTACAGCGAGAAATGATTAACAATATGGATAAGACATCTGCAGAACTAAG